TCCCACATTGCGTCTCGAATCCAATCAAACAGATCCGGGAACGCGACCAGGAGCATCTCGATCTTCTGGCTCTTGACTTCCCTCAGGAGTGCCATCTTACTGGTCGTTGATGGGAGGCTCATCGTGACTGTCAGGCTGCTGCGAGGGCGGGCGCTTGATCGCTGGAATAATGCTCTCCCCCATCAGCGCCAGCACAAGTGCCACAGTCAGAAGCCAGAACACCTGGGTGCCCGACAGCAGAGCCATGACCTGCGGGCTCAGGAGCATCCCAACGGCTCCGAGCACTGCTCCAACAGTCGTAAAAGCTTTCATATCAAAGCGCTCCATAGCGAGAAGTCAAGAGTGGAGGTCCAAGACCACCGGCTTCGCCGGTCGACTATACCGGCCCGAGCTTGATGTAGCCCGTCACTCGCTCAAGCTGCCCGTCTTTGAGCCACTTCATCTCAAAGCCGTCACCCTCGCGCGAGTAGCCGGGCGATGTCGTGGTGTTTGCTTCAAAGCTCCGATAGAACGGCTGATGCTCACCCGGAGCCCTGATCACTAGGCCGATATGTCTGCCCTGGTCCAACTTATCGCCGTAGACCACAGCGTGCCCCACTGCTGGAGTGTTGCTCCATCTGCCAGTGGTCTTGGCCCACACGATCCAGGAATCCACGCTTGCAGGATTGCCGGTCTCCAGTCCATTGTCTCGCCACCAACGCGAGGCCACAGGAGGCGCGTCAATCCCGGCCCACTTGCACCACGCATACATGGCAGCGGCGCAATAAGGCGAGCCCTGTGGAACACCACAGAGCTGAAGGTAGTAGTCAATCCGTCGGCCTCGATTAGATCCAGGAGGTGCCTCCAGCATTCCAACATCACACAACGCACGACGAATCAGCAGCTGCAGAGGACGAATCACTCCGGTGCCGTCGAGCCACGGAGCCAGGAAGCTCAAGTCTTGGCCTGTGATCACAGGTCCAATGTTCGTCGGCATGTTAGTCTCGCATCTGAAGTTCAAGCACTGCGTCAGCCAGACCCTTAGTGGTCGTGATCAGTCCGTTGCCCGTGAGCGAGCCGTCCTGCGTGACCCCTACACGCTGCTCGAGCCTGTCGGTACGAAGCGCATGCTCCGTGTCGGCCTGCTTCCTTGCGTCCGTCTCTGCCCGCAGGTCGCGTTTAACGGCCATCGTTGCACCGTAGGCTCCCCCTGCTGTGCCCAGCACCGTGCCAAACGATCCGCTGAGCACCGCGACCATCAACTCGGAGAGTCCGACCTCCATCTCACGTCGTCTCGACGCCAGTGAGCTTCCACATACGATCCGCTGCCACGTTGCCCGAGGCCTTGATGCGAATGGCCCCCGCGTGGGGCAGCTCGCTGTAGAGCTGCGCCTTGCTCGCGGCTGGCGGCGCAATCGCCGTGCCCGTGGCATCGCAGAGCGTGATCCAGCCGCTATCCGAAGTCGTGGCGTTCGGATTAGCATTCACTTCGAGCGTGAACGTCAGCGCATCAAGCGTAGCCGGTGCATACAGCAGCGCCGCCACGAGATCCTCAATGGCGCTCGACGGCAGGGCATTCGACGCGCTCTGCCCGCTGGCAATCGTCAGCACGGGCGCAACCTTGATCCTTCCGATAGTGCCCACCAGGGCCTCCTTTCTCTAGATGTTGTGCGGCGCAACATGGCCATCGGGGCCGCCCGCGATGTCTAAGGTGGGGCCAAGAGGCGCTGTTGTCAATAGCCCCTAGTGGGGGCTTTAGCTCGATGCCCCACCTCAGACCTTTCACTCCAGACATTTCTCTCTATGTGTGAAAGTGGTCCCCCGCCTGGCACGAATCTTGCAGTCCGGGTCCGCCTGGCGCTAAGTTGTTGTGCCGCAACGACTTAGCCGCTCGGCAACTCTTGCCCGAGGGCCTGGCACACGTCTTGCGTCCCGGCAAGAGGTGCCGGGCCTGGCCCTGGAGGTGCCCGAAAATCGGTCGGCGCCGAGCCTCGGGGCGACCGCGAGCCGGTCGGCAAACATTTCCTGTTGACAAGCGATTGCGGCGAGGCTATTATGTTCGAGGTTAGTTCAAGGTGCTTTTTGAAAAGCGAAGCAACGGAGCGGTTCACGCGGGCGCGCGTTGCGCCTGCAAGCGAGCGGAGGCGCAATCCCTCCGCAACCCCACAATGGGGACCAGCATCATGCGCGAAGGCGTTTTCAACATCCACGAGAAGGGCTACCCGCAGGCGTTCCACAATACCGAAGTCAAGTACTCGCAGGGCGAGACGGTGGCCGAGATCATCGCTGCGGGCCACGCAGAGAACGAGGAGGCGATCGTCCGGGCCTTTTATGGCCAGTTCAACATTCGGGCCAGCGGCGCCCTGAAGGCTCGTGCGAACGAGGACGGTTCGACGGTGGCGGATCTGGCGGCCATCCTGCAGGGGTTCAAGATCGCTGCCGAGCGTAAGCAGGGCGGCGGCGGTGGGAACCCCGAGGCGCTGAAGAAGGCTGCCGAAGCCCGAGCGGCGGCCAAGGCTGCGAAGGCTCAGCTCGACAACATTCAGGCGGCTGCGGCTGCCGATCCGAAGATCGCCGCGCAGCTCGAGAAGCTGCGTTCGATGGGCGTGGCGATCTAAGCCCAGCCCCGCAGCCCGAGGCCCCCGGCAGAACATCGCCGGGGGCTTTTGTCGTCTGGGGTCACGCGACTCGAGGCCCAGGCCCGCCCGTGCCCGCCCGCCCGTGGTTGCGCCCCGCCGCGCCATGTTGCACCGGACAACATGGTTGGTGCACCGGCGCCCCAGGGCCGGCTCGGCTTTCGCGCACGCCACGCACGGCGCGTGAGTGAATGCGTGCAACTACCCCCCCGCGCATACATATACATTCATACATCCAAAAATAGGTATGTAATCAGGGTTATCTATCTTCCCTCTGAGTGTACTACTTCCTGAGGGTTGACCCTATGATTGCGGGTCCATATGCGCGGGGGTAGGCACGCATTCATTCACCCACGGTGCGCGACGTGCCGCCCCCGGCGTCGAGCCCAGGAGGCCCACTCCCGCCCCAGGAAGCCCACTCCGGCCTAATATATATACATACATCGCAGCCGGCCACAGGCCGGTGGTCGTGAACCCTCCAGCCCACGCCTCGAACCGCGCCTCGAGCTCGAGCCCTCGGCCCATGTTGCGCCGGACAACATGGCGCCGGCGCTCGCACTCGAGGCCCAGGGCAGCGTACTGATGGGGGCACCCGCCCCGCGCACCCGCTTGACAATTGGCCCCGCCGGGGGTATATTCTAGGCGGTGCCGCGCGCCCGCCCGGCCCCTCAGGCAGACTCCCTGCCCACCGACGCCACACCACGAGGCCCCTATGTCCAACCTCCCCGTAGTTTCCAACCCCACGAAGGTCGATCTCCAGGTCCAGGCGGCAGAGCTGGCGCCCGCCAAGATCCTCGCCCCCGCCGATCACGACGCGGCTATCGCTGTCGCGCTGCTGCTCGACCTTCGCACCACGGCTACTGCCCTCCGCACCGTCATGAAGCGCCAAGCCGACGGCTCGGACTACTTCAAGGGGCACTACGATCTCGACAACATCGACTCGATCCTCAACCGCCTCATTGGCGAGCGGGTGGGCTGAACCGTGGCCGCCGATCCCTATCGCCTTCGCGTCACGGAATACCTCGAGATGAACGGCTACCTCGATCTCGAGGAGTGGTGCGAGGAGAATCTCTTGGCCGACGAAGCTCCAGCCATGTGCTCCGAAGGCTGTATCGTCGAGCCCGACGGACGCTGCCCACACGGTTTCCCTTCCCTTCCCCTCGCCGCAGGGCTCATCTAATGGCTACGCAGCTCTCGTACTGGAAGCGCATCAGCTACAACACGCAAGTCGAGCTCCGCAACGTCCGCATCTCGAAGCGCGAGATGCTCGAACGCAAGCAAGAGCTGATCGACTCACGTCCCTCCGAGACCACGCTCATCACGTTCTGGTACACCAACGAGCGCAACGACAGCGGCGGCCTCCGTACTGAAGAAACCATCTGGGGAGAAGATAACTGATGCGCTCGCCAACTTCCGACTACCGGGGGCACACACGTGCCCCCATCAACATCAGCTCTGGCTTGAGTCTCGGGGGCAGCAAGCTCCGCTACGTCTATCGCTTTGGTGGACGGAACATGGCACGCCTGCACTACGACCACAAGTACGACACCTACCACGTCGAAGTCTGGCCCTTCCTCGAGGTCAAAGCCAAGATTGTCTATGCTCTCTGCACGAGCAACAAGTCCGACGCTCTGGCCAAGGCCGTCTACTGGGCCATGAAATGAGCAGCGGCGCTCGCATACTCCAGCTCGCACGCACTTGTGTGCTGTGCCACGTCTGCTACTACATCGACGTCCGTGCTGCCGGCTACGAGGCTTGGCAGCACGGCGCCCTGATCCAGGATGCGCTGCCTGAGCTCGAGCCTGATGACCGAGAGCTGCTGATCTCCGGCGTCTGCGGCGATTGCTTCGATGGCATGTTCGCTGACTATCCCACCACTCCCGAGCCCCGAGACGATGCCGACCCCCGCTGATTGCACCCACCCCGAGAGCGCGATCTTCGCTCGCAATGGACAGTTCACCTCGCCTTCGGATGTCGAGCCCGCGTACGAGTGCCGTCTCTGTGGTGCTCGACGTGACAGCGTGGGCGACTTCAGCATCTTCCGCCAGTCCGACTGGCTCCGTGTGTTCATCCAGACGGCGCTGCGCCACGGTTGCAACGTGGCCGGCGTCGAGCACGAGCACTTCCTCCCCGGCTCCTACTTCATCAACGTCGACGGTTCGCTCGGCATTGCCTCAGTCATCGAGGCCCTCAAGGAATGCGACGAGTCTACGCTCTGGCTCCAGCTCCCGAACGGCAAGCGCTGTGCCGTCTCGATCATCTGGCAGGGACCGGACGACACCTATCAGCAGGCCGACGAGATCGTAGCCGACTACGCTGGGCCGCCGATCCTCGACGAGATCTGGACCGAGACCAAGCAGCAGACTACCTCCGTCCTCGCGCGCGCTAACCCTCAGTGGAGCGGCAACTAATGCCTCGGTTCATCATTACCTCTCGTGCTGCCGAAACCACGGTCGACCTCGTGCTCGACAATGGCGAAGGCATCCAGGCAATCGTGGACTCTCGAGCCTATGGCACCGGCGACACGCTCTTTGCCCTGCGCGTGGGCATCGGTGCCATGTGGCAGAAGTACTGCTACGCCTCGCTCGACGAAGGCGCTCCGTGCCCGCCTATCCCACCCATCGAATGGAGCCATGTGCCATGAAGCCCACCGCCCCAGTGCTTAAGCTCGAGAACGGAGCCGATGCGCTTGCTGCCCTGGCAGCAGACCTCAAGCAGGCGCGTCGCTCCTACAGGAAAGCGCGCGAAGCCAAGGCCAATGTGCTCAAGCAGCTCGCACTCGCAGAAATCGCGGAGCGTGAAGCTCGCGAGGCCCAGGCCGCAGTCGAGCTACGGATCTACACGATGCTCGGTGAGACACCGCCTCGAGACGAGCCGATCTCCAGCAACTGGCGCACTATCTCCTGGGATGAAGTGTGGTGCCCCAGGTGTAAGCACACCTTCCTCCCCTCACAGCCGGGAGGCAGAGCGAATGGCTAAGCTCGAGCTTCTGATGCTCTGGCTTCCGCTCCTCCTGCACTATTGGTGGATCGGACTGCTGGCCGCATGGATCTTCACACTGTGCATTCTCACAGTCAACGGCGAACCACCCTTGAACTCCAAACTCTGGGAGAGCAAAGACGATGCGAACGACAATCATCAGTGAGCCAGGCCGAACCGGCACCATTCAAGAGATCGAGTGGACTGTGGCCGTCGACGACAAGGCCATAGTCCACGGAACCATCCGTGTCCCTGAGACCGAGATCGTCCTCCGCACCTCGCATGAGATGCACAGGATTGCGTCTCTCATCCAGCCTTTGGCTATCCGCCTCGCGCGGATAGCCGTACCCATGCTCGGTCGCAAGGCCAAGCTCGTGATTCATGTCTAGCCACAAGTCCAGCTTCTACGAGGACACGCTGCGATGCGCCGGGATCTACTGGTCCAAGGATCGCATCGTGCGTCAGCGGCTCGAGCACTACGGCTGGAGGCCGGATCGTCACGACCTCCAGCGTATGCTCTATCTGCTACACAAGCACGGCAAGATTGATCTTCGCCGCTCCTACACCAAGCGCCACAACGGCACGCCCAAGCACTCAACCCTCTCCGTGAGAATCCGAGTCAATGTCGAAAACCTCAAGCGCTGAAACCAACGAGATCGCGCTCTCGCCTGCCTCGATGGCAGCGCTCGCACTCGTGCCCACCGCGGATGTTGCACCGCGCAACATCCCGAAGCGTGGCATTCCACAGTACCTCAACGAAAACGTGCCCGCAGACTACAAGGCCACGCTTGCGAAGATCACTGAGCTCGAGGACAAGCTCGAGACTGAGCGCAGCTACAAGCAGTATCTCGAAGCTCTGGCTGCGGCAGCGAGCATCAACCTCGAGGCGCGCTGACATGTCGCAGAAGAATCTCCTCGAGCTCAACGACGACCAGCTGATTGCGCTCACGTCTTTCGTGGCAATAGCTGTCGCAACGCTGGCCGGCGATCTGACAGGCATGATGCTGGGCGCCGAAGGAGTGCGGCGCTTCCCCGACGCTTCGCGCGAAGTCAGAGACCTCATCGTCGCCGCAGCCGAAGGTCCGCAAGAGCGATACGCAGAGCGTGGGCTATGAGTGCCTCTCAGGTAGGCAAGCTCGGCCCCAGGCCCAGGCCATTCTCTCCGCACGTGTCCGAAGCCATCTGTGCCATGCACCAGCGACCGGGTGCCGTAGCCATTTGGCTCGGGCGTGTCGGGCTGCTGTTCAATCAGGGCCAGATGATTGCGGCATACTATCCAGCTCGGAACATCGTAGTCTACGAGCCGTCGATTCGCAGCAATCACTCGAAGCACGTGTTCAAGTGGGCCTACGACCTGAAGACTGAGGCCCAGGCTGAGCAGGACTTCCACCGACCGTTGGTCACAGAGCTGGCCAGTGTTATGGACACGCTGGACAAGACCTTCAATCCCAGATAAGATGCCCTATAGCGACGACAAGAAGCGTCTCGAGCAGATGCTTCCATACCTAAAGTCCCTGGCCGAAGGTAAGAATGCGGAGTTCCGTGTGACCAGAGGTAGCGCCAACACCGTGGCGTTTCGCTTGCGCGAAGCGCTACGGCTCGCTCGGATCTATAGCAACGACTACCCGATGCTCGCCAAGTATGCTGGAGACTACAGCATCAGAGTCGAGAGCTCGACGCTAGTCCTCGCTCGCCGGCGCACTCCACTCGTCGAGACCGACGTCAAGGCAGCCGAGCAGCTGGTTGAGCAACCGACACAGGTCTCGATTGATCCAGTCGAGGCGGACCTTGCCCGTCGCATCGGGGCTAAGGCTTCGCACCTCGAGACCATTCGAGCCGAGGCACAGAAGGAACTGCTCGGAGCGCAGACACCGGTGTCTATTGTCGATGCCTATATGCGACTCGGCTCTGTCCGTCCGACGCTCAACTTCCCAGACGCTACGCTCGACGACGCAGAGCTCGAGGAACTGTGGCGATGGGCCGATGCCCACACTCCCAGGCTCATGCTGATGGTCGCTCCGCCCAGTGTGACTGTGGCACTGTTCGATCCGATGGCAGCAGAGTATAGCTGGCGGCCAGAGACTAAGGAGGAAGGATGACGCGAGAGGATGTGTTGCGGGAGTTCGACTTTGAGCGCGATGACATAGAGGACATCGTGACCGAGATGGCCGACCGCATCGTGGCGCTAGAGGCTGCGCTCGCCGCTGCGCCGAAGGTGACGGTGTTGGATCGGTGGGCGGTGGTGGATAAGAATGGAGAAATCGTTGCAAACGAATCTTCACATAGCAAAGAAGCCGCCGTGTGGCATGACGAGAATTTTCCCGAGACCGCCCCGCACACCGTGCGCCGCGTGGCGCTGCTGGACGAACCGACGACGCGGGGGGAGGGATGAGCGATAGCGCGATGGTCTCGCGGTTGGCGCGCGAGTGTGGAACCAGTCTCACGGCTGCCATCGATGCGTGGCGCATGAGCGGGCACGACTACGACGCGGCCTGCCGTATGCTCGGCAAGCACCCTATCCCCTCGCGTTCGGGCGCGGTGCCGGAGGCTCAGCCGGTGGCGTGGGGTGCCTTCCCTGCTGGCCCGCGCGATTGGGCGGAAGATTTCGCACACGAGAATGGCCAGTACGCGTGCATCTGCTGCGAGTGCAAGCAGCAGTTTATCGGCCACAAGCGCCGTGTGGTGTGCAAGGCGTGCGTAGCAGAGAAAGAAGCCATCCCCGCCCCCGACGCGGCGTGCGAGCGGTGCGCGTCGAACGCCGATGTGATTCGGGTTGCTGGCGAGATGTACGATTGGTACACCAGCTACGACGGCGGACCCCATGAGACGGTTGGGCGCTTTCTGTCGCGGCTCTACGATGCAGTCGCCAAGAGTCGCACAAACACCACCCACCCCGACGCGCGGCGGGATAGTGCGCGGCTGGATTGGTTGCAATCGCGCGCTGACGGAATCCACGTCGAGGTACACAAAAATCCCCATTTTATGCCGAATGTGGATACGGCGCACGTCTACACATGGGCGAACGAATACCATGCGTTGGCTATGCGCGATGCCATCGACCTTGCGATGAGGGCTGAGCCATGACCCTGCGTGTTCTAGTAGCTTGCGAGAATAGCGGCATGGTTCGTCGAGCTTTCCAGTCCGTTGGCTGCGCGGCGTGGAGCTGTGATCTAAAGTCCGCTGTCGACGGAAGCACTGAACACATCAAAGGCGACATCCTAGGGGTGCTCGACCAGCAGTGGGATCTGATGATCGCCCATCCGCCGTGCACCTACCTTGCAAGCAGCGGGCTCCACTGGAACGTACGAGACGCCGAGCGCAGAGCCAAGACCGAAGATGCCATTCGCTTTGTCCTGCGCCTAGCGTCTGCTCGGATTCCTCGCATTGCCATCGAGAATCCAGTCGGCATCCTCTCGACTCGATGGCGCAAGCCAGATCAGATCATCCACCCCTGGATGTTCGGCAACGACATCTCGAAAGCCACCTGCCTCTGGCTGCAAAACCTGCCGAAGCTCAAGCCCACGCATATACTTCCACCCTCGTCCAGGCGATCCAACCAGGGCAAGGGTGGCCAGGACAATACGGGCGGTGGGTGGGATCGAGCCAACCGCAGGTCGATGACTTGGCCAGGGATTGCTGATGCGATGGCTCTACAGTGGGGGCAGCTGCCGTCGTTATGGCGAGCAGGTGCGGAATAGCCCCGCCGAGGGTACTTGACAAAAGCCCCCGGCGGTTGTATATTGCCCCTTCTGGCCCCGCACGAAACCAACCCTCTCACCCTTACGCACACATGGCCGAGTCAGTCGAAGTCAAGGTGCGCATCCCGGCTGAGCTACACGACCGCTTCCAGCGGATAGTCCCGATCTATGGGGCTATGGCATGGATGATGCGCACAACAATCGAAGAGTTCTGCGAACACATGGAGGGATTGCCCTCACTCCGAGAGCAAGTTATCGCCTCGGTGCAACGTGCCACCCGCTCCGGGATGTAGCCCGAGAGCATTACCCTAGCCCCGCTGCTAATGGACCGCATTCTGGACAACACGGCGCTCAGCGCGTATATGCGCTGTCCCTCGAGATACCACAAAGAGATGGTCTTGCATCGTCGTCCGAGTGGTACGAGCGCCGCCCTCGAGTATGGCAAGTGCATGCATACGATGTTCGAGGTGCTCTACAAGACGCACGATGCTGAGCTCGCAAAGGCTGCGGCAGCTGTGAAGTACGCCGAGACCCTGGGCAAGACCTCGGACTATCGCACACTCGACCGGGCGATCTTGACCTTCGATGAGTGGATCATCAAGTGGGGGCATCCGGGCACAGACATCGTGCAGCGCAACGAGCGGACAGTCGGCTTTCCTGAGACTCCCGCTGTCGAGCTTTCGACCAACGTCATGCTGCCCATTGCACAGATCCCATACGCTGTGCGCATCGACCGAGTGTTCGAGATGGACGGAGCGTTCTTCATCGAGGATCACAAGACCACCAGTGTCTTTGGCTCCACCTACTACGATGAGTATGAACTCTCAGGACAGATGATGGGCTACATGCGGGCGGCTGGTCTGCTGCTCGGGAAGGAGATCCGAGGCGTACGGATCAACGTCGTGGCCACACGCAAAGCCTCCACAGAGTTCGACCGCCGGATTCTCTACTACTCGAAGGACCAGCTCGAGGGCTGGGAGCGGAACCTCGGAGTCTGGCACAACAGGATTCAGCAGAGCCTCGAGCACAACGACTGGCCCAAGAGCTTTGCCAACTGCAGCGGGAAGTATGGCATGTGCGCCTATGCCTCTGTCTGCAGCACTGGCCCACAATTCGAGCAGCAGGCACTCGAGATGGACTTCGACTACTCACCCTGGGACCCCAACGCACAGCACGATGACTGACATCTCCGTCCAGAAGAACTACAAAGTCCTGCCGGCTGCTGGCCGAGTGGCAGTGCGTGTCCTAGGCCAGGCCGAGATGACTGCCGGTGGGCTCTACATCCCGCCGAATGTGCAAGAGAAGCCCACGCACGGTGTAGTCGTTGCGGTGTGCCCGGAGTACGAGCAGGACGGTGAGCAGTTCGAGCCGATGTTCAAGGTCGGTGAGACTGTCGTCTTCGGACGCTACACGGGCACCGAGATCCAGGTGGGCCGCGATCGTGTGATCGTGCTCCGCGAGCGGGACATCCTTTGCTGGCTGGTTGAGGCCGCCGAAGGCGAAGGCGCAGAAGACGATTCGATTGGTGCTGCGGCGCCGATCAATCGCATCAAGGTCAACGATCGTGAATAACCCAGCCTTAACCCTCAACTTGCGAGTATCCAAGTGGCCCCTCCCGTACTGAAGAAGCCAACCACGCCTGCGCCTTCGACCTTGCCCGAAGGCTATCGTCGCAGCTTCCTATTCGTTGGCGACAGTGGCACAGGCAAGACTCGTATGGCTGGCACCTTCCCTCGTCCGTACTTCATCGACCTCGATGACGGCATCGCCAGTCTCGGGCCAGAGTTCAAGGACTATCAACGCTTCCGCGAGGCTCCACACAAAGCCAAGCCGCGCGAAGGCCAGTTGCTCTACGGCAAAGCCTGGCCGGCGATGTACGACGCGATCAACAAGATCGGTGATCGAATCGACAAGAAAGACTGGCCGCACGACACGCTCGTCATCGACAGCCTTACGCTGCTCCAGGAAATTGCCATGACGAACGTGCTGCTTGGCCAGGACAAGCCCGACTCTCAGTTCATCGACCCCGGTCAGTGGGGAGCGCAGATGCGCGCAGTCGAAGGCATTGTCCGAAACATCAACACATGGCCCGGCCTGAAAATCTTCACGGCCCATGTGCAGCGTGACAAGAACGACATCACGGGCATCACTGAGATGCTGCCCCTCGTGACTGGTAAGCTCGCCGGCAAGATCGGGATCTACTTCGACGAGATCTACTTCTTGGACGTGGAAGGCGTAGGTGCCAACAGGCGCCATGTCATCAAGACTCAGAGCACTCCTTCCATGCGTCAGGCGCGCAGCCGGATTCAAGTCCCCGATAGTGCGGATGCTGCCTTCTCGAGCATCTGGCCATACCTCGAGCCCTTCAAGTCCTGACGGTGCTCGTAGCCCCGATGTTGCATCGCGCAACATCTGAAGTTGGACCAACCACTTTTCTCTCATTCACTCTCAGCACAAGGATAAGATCATGCCCCGTCTCGGTAACGCTCTCCGTGACATCTCGACCGAACGCAAGGTCGTCACGCCCGGCAACTACGTCGCCCAGCTCTCGGTCGAGGACACGAAGTCCAAGAAGACCCAGAAGGAGATGACGGTCGTCACCTACAAGATCGTTGGTGGCGAGTTCGACGGCGAAGAGCTCAAGGAATACTTCGTCACGGAAGGTAACACTCCGGGCACGTACAACGACGCCGGCCTGCGTGGCCTCAAGCGGGTGGCTCTGGCCATCCTCGGAGATCGTGTCAACGACGACGACTTCGACACGCAGGAGCTGAACGACACGATGGCCTCGATCGTTGTCAAGGCCGACAGCTTCGACGACGAAGACACCGGCGAGAAGGTCCAGTCCGCGCGTGTAAAGCGCGTGCTCGGACCCGCGTAAGCAGCACAGTTCAGACCCCATAGGGCTTAGGCCCGCCCTGCGCGTTGGGTATGGTCGGGGTGCCATACGCCGAGACTGCGGTCCCAGTCTCGAGGGGGTTCGATTCCCCCTGCAGGTTTTGCTCCTTCCGAAGTCTCCACCTTAACCCTGCCTAGTATGACAACTCCGATGGAGTTCGCCCGCCCACAGAAGCTCGACTCAATGCTCTTGAGCATCGACGAGATTTTTGTGGGCGATCGCCTTCGCAAAGACTACCAAGACCTGCCGGGGCTCGTCAAGAGCCTTGCTGAGTTCGGGCAGATCCAGGCCATTACCGTTCGGCCTTCGACTCCAGAGGACGGATGCACTGAGCCCTGGGCTCTAGTCGCTGGTGGCCGGCGCTTTGCCGCAGCCTTGAAGCTCGGCTGGCAGCACATCCGCGCCGAGAACCTTGAGCACATGACACCGTGGAAACGCACGGCCATCGAGCTCGAGGAGAACCTGCAGCGCGCGCAGATGACCTGGCAGGAAGAAGTCGATGCCAAGCAGAAGATCGCGCAGCTCTACAAGAACGAGAATCCACAGTGGACCGACACGCAGACTGCATCGCTGCTCCATGTGGACAAGGGCCAGCTGAGCCGAGACCTCAAGCTGGCGAAGGCTATCGAAGAGCATCCCGAGCTTGCGAAGGCCAGCAGCAAAAAGGCTGCGATGAAGCTGCTCGAGACAAAGAAGTCCATCCAGGCAAGTGCTGCCAAGGCCTCGACCGTTGATCTCGACACGATCGAGAACAGCGTCGTGTGCGCTGATGCCTGTGATTTTCTTGATCGCTTCGAGGACAATAGCGTCGATCTCTTTTTGAGCGACCTGCCCTTTGGCATCGACTACTTCGACCGGCCTGCTTCTGATCGTGAAGCTGGTGGCGGAGTCTCGAAGTTCGACGACAGCCTTGCCGGCGCGCGCTCGTTGCTTATCCGCATCTTCTCGAAGATGGCCCGTAAGGTCAAGCCCGAAGGATGGATCTGCCTTTTGGTTGGCGAAGACCTGCGCCTAGCCGTCTCTAACGAAGTTGTGGTCGTCAACACGCAGAAGAAAGCCGAGGGCAAGAAGCTCTCGACGCCGCAGCAGCCGTGGATCTGGTATCGCAAGAACAGCAGGAACAACCCGATCCACGGGCACATTCACGCGAAGTCCATGTACGACATCGTGCTTCCGATCAACGCGGGCAAAGCAGTGCTACGGAAGCCGTGCGAGAATGTTATCTGCATCGACGCCGACTATGGCGAGCGCTTCCATGCACACCAGAAGCCCATTGAATTGGGCGAAGAACTGATCTCGCGCTTCACGCTGCCTAACGATCTTGTCGTGGACATCACGATGGGCAGCGGTGCGTTCGTAGCAGCGGCGGCCAAGAGCCTCCGCAGATTTGCCGGGTGCGATCTGAACCCGGACGTTGTGCCACTAGCACAAGGCTTGGTGGCACGGTACTATGCCAACACCAAAGTTGGCACCACTCCGAAGGAGACCAATCACATGGGCACCCCTCTTACTCCGGAAGACGATTTCTTCAGCGCTGCTGAGCCCGACGAGATGGACGAAGATGGGCGGCAGATGCTGGACGACGACCTCGAGGACTACGACGACGAGATCGACGACTACGAAGACGAGGATCCGAACGACGAGGTCGATGACTACGAGCTCGACACCGACGACGAGGACATCGAGCTTTGACGCACTCTGAGCCCCCTACTCAGGCGGAGCTCAACACTGCGGCGCCGGGCGATTTCGACATCGTCCGGCGCATCGCTCATGTGTTGAATCCGCTGGCCGAAACGATGCACGCCTCTGCCAGGGCTAAAGGCTGGTGGGACATGGATCGCGCATTGCCGGAGCAGATCGCACTGATGCACAGCGAGCTGTCCGAGGCACTCGAGCACTACCGCGTTCATGGCATGGAGAAAGCCTCGACCCTGGAGTTCGACGCCAACGGCAAGCCCATCGGCATTGGCTCTGAGTTCGCTGACACGATCATCAGGATCCTTGACACCTGCGGACGGTATCAGATCCCCATCGGTGAGATTCTTTTCGTGAAGTATATGTACAACCGGACGCGTCCACGCCGTCATGGAGACAAGAAAGCATGAGCCTGCAACACACAAGCGAAAAGATCGCCAAGCGTATCGACGAAGTTCTGAGCGACTACTCACATGCCCCGCAGTTCCACGATGTCCGTACGGCCTGGGCGCACTTGCTCCGGCTGACGGATGATCTGCTGCCGACGTGTGGCGAGAAGACTCTGATGCAGCGCAAGCTGCTCGAAGCCGCCCACCTTTTTACTGATGCTGTGGAGATGAACGCATGAGTCCCGCGCGTGACCCCGATGTAGTAAATCATCCACCTCATTACACACAAGGTGGGATCGAATGCATCGAAGCCATTCGCGCCTCAATGTCCGCTGAGGCTTACGCAGGTTATCTCAAAGGCAACGTGCTCAAGTATCTGTGGCGCTATGAGCACAAGGGTGGGGTTGAGTCACTGCAGAAAGCTGAGTGGTATCTCAAGCAGCTTATCAAGGAGACCAACGTATGACCACCTCTTGGGGCCGAAAAGTCGGACCCGAAGGCAGTGCGGATGCTCGGGTCATGATTGTCGGCGAAGCACCAGGAGCAAACGAGATCGTCACGGGGCGCCCTTTTGTGGGCGCCGCCGGGAATCTCCTGCGTGAGTCGCTGCTCAAGCACGGAATCAGCAGTCGCGATGTGTTCTTCACGAACCTTTGCAAGTATCGTCCGCCAGCAAACGAACTCAAGGCGTGGTTCCAAGGCTGCACACCGAAGCCGGACTCTCCAGTCATGGAGGGTATGCTCGAGCTCTCGGAAGAAATCGAAGCCGTCAAGCCCAATCTGATTGTGGCTTGCGGTAACTTTCCTCTCTGGGCGCTCACAGCTGGACTGACCAAGACCAGCCGCGAGGGACCAACTGGCGTCAGCGATTGGCGTGGCTCTATCGTCGAGGGCAACGGTCTTGCCGGTGGACGTAAGATTCTCGCCACGATGCACCCTGCCTCGATCTTGCGGCAGATGACCATGAAGCCGCTGTTCAACCTGGACATCGGTCGCATCAAGACTGAGATGCAGTTCCCTGAGATTCGTCGGCGTCCCCGTCGGATCATCATGGAGCCGAAGGGCGTAGATCGTCTCGAGCTCCAGCGTCGCTACCTGGATCATCCTGAGTCTCTGGCATTCGACATCGAATACACGCCAAAGAACGGCAACCTTATTTGCATCAGCTTCAGCGTTGATCCAGAAGAGGCGTTTACGATGTCCTGCACCTCTGGCTCCGACGTCCAGTTCATCCGTGAAATGCTCACGAGTGGCAAGCCGCTCACGGCACAGAACGGAATCTTTGACTGCTCAATTCTCGAGTATTGGTACAGCATTCCGTGTCTTGAGCATCTCAAGCACGACACGATGCTCGCCCAGCATTCGGCCTACATCGAGCTGCCAAAGGATCTTGGCACGTTGTGCAGCATCTACACGGATCAGCCTTGCTATTGGACGGTACTTGGCGACAAGCACTGGAGTGGCCCGCGCTCTGAATCGTGGCTCGAGACGACGATGCGCTACAATGCCATCGACGCTTACGTCACGAAAGAGATTGAGCTTCAGCAACGTGCTGACGAACTCCTAGATCCACACGTCTCCAAGACCTTTGACTTCGAGATGAGCCTTCATGCTCCACTCTGGAGCATGAGTCGCAAGGGTGTGCCCGTAGACGAAAGCCTGATGTCGGCTCTAAAAGTTGAGCTTTCGACTCGTGAAGACGCGCTAATGGCCAAACTCACTGAACTCACTGGCCGCGAGATCAACGTCAAGAGCGGGGTCGCTGTAGCAAAGCTGCTGTTCACGGATCTCAAGCTCAAGGCCACGGCCTTCACCGACAAGGGCAAGCCGAAGACGGATGACAAGACTCTCGTTGATGTTGCTAGACGAGCCACACCAGAGGCCCGTGAGATTGTGGATACCATCCGTGAGATCCGTGATTGCCGAGATCTCAAGTCTAAATTCCTCGACATCCAGGTCGATCCAGATGGGCGTCTCCGGTGTCACTATAACATTGGAGGCACCACCACTGGTCGTCTGGCCTCGCGGAAATTCTTCCCCACCGGGAGCGGGGGAAATCTCCAAAATATTCCTAAAGATCCACGGATTCGGCGCGTCTTTGTGCCTGAGCGTGGAAAGGTTTTCTTCTACAACGACTTGAAGTCCGCCGAGTCTCATGTCGTGGCACAGCTGACGGGCGACCCCCTGATGCTGCAACTCCACGAGCCTGGGGCCAAGCCGCACGAAACCACGGCAGCCATGATCTTTGGCATTCCGATGGAAAGCGTCGGCAAGGACTCGGTCGAGCGTACCCTCGGGAAGATGGCCCGCCATGCGTGCAACTACATGATGGGCTGGATGCGATTCATGCAGAATGTGAACGCCAAGAGTCTCGAGACTGGAGTCTTCATCAACGCCGCGCAGTCGAAGCAGATCGTCGGTGGCTATCAGCGAATGCACCCGCGACTGCCAGAGTGGTGGCGTCGAGTCGAAGATGACTTGCGGCGTAAAGGCGTGCTCTACAATCTACTCGGACGGCCTCGTGTCTTTTTCGACAGAGTCGAAGCAAGTCTCCCTAACGCTGTGGCCTTCGTGCCTCAGTCCACAGTCGGGGATCTGCTTAACCTCGCTCTAGTCCGAGTCCACGCTGACGAAGAACTCCGCTCTTATGGAGTAGAGTGCCTGCTCCAGGTTCACGACGCCATTGGCGGGCAAGTCAACGAGCGGGATGTGGAGCCCGCCATGCGCCGTATGAAGGAACTCATGAGCATCCCCCTCCACAGCGACACTACTGGCCAGGACTTCATCATCCCAGTCGACATCGCGGTGGGCACTTCCTGGGCCGACGTTAAGACGATCGAGGTCTAATGCGACCGAACCAGCCACCCCCTCCTTCCACACGCCCTCGGGGTGGTCGTGTTCTAACTCCACCCGGCAGGAAACTCGGAAATTGGCTGCAGATGTACGGCGTCTATACCGCAGATTCTGAGGCTGCTCCAGTCTACCACATCTGGGCCGGCCTCGGTGCGATCAGTGCCGTAGTGGGAAAGCAAGTCAGCATGAACATGGGAAAGTTCAGCTACTTGACAAACCTCTACACTGTACTGGTTGGACCACCGGGCGCCAAGAAAACCACAGCTATGCTCACGGCGCGGAATCTTGTGAAGCAGGTGCCCGGCATTCACACAGCGCCGAACATCGCAAACCCTGAGTCGATCCTCAAGCGCATGTGCAAGATCGACGACCCTCTGCACCAGAGCATCTCGATCTACAGCATGGAGCTGGGTACACTGTTGGGCGAGGGTCCTCAACAGCGGCATATGCTGGACTTCTTGTGCGACTTCTTCGACGGCATTCCCGACTATGAAAAGGAGACCATCGGACGTGGAGTTGAGAATCTCACCAACCCCTGGCTCGCATTCCAAAGCTGCACCACCCCCGAATGGCTACAGAACTCGCTTAGCACGCATTCAGTGGAGGGTGGTTTCGTTAGTCGTACGCTATGGGTCTACGCTGATGAGCGTCGTCTTTCAAATCCCTGGCCGGAGGAGAACGCGGAGCAGCGGAAACTTAAGGAGTGGCTCATCAATGACCTGACTCATATCAGCGCGCTGCAAGGTGAGTTCAGTGCAAGCCACGAGGCCAAGGAGTTCTACAAGGCGTGGTATCAAGACCCGACACGTTTCCCGCAGTCAAGTGAGCAGCGCCTTGGCGGATACTACGAACGCAAGAGTGTGCATGTCATCAAGCTCGCGATGCTTCTGAGCCTGGCCGAGAACGACTCACTGTGCCTGGAGAAGCGAGACATCGAGGCGGCACTTAGCCTTCTCGCTGACATCGAGCCCGACATGCACCGCGCCTTTATCGGCGTGGGCAAGAACATTCACTCAACGGACACGGAACGAATCTATCGGCAGATTCTCGAGAGTCACGACAAGGGCCTGAGCTATGGCCGCATCCTTGCCGCGAACTACCACGCGAATAACCAGACCGAGATTGATTCGATGCTCCGGAGTCTTCAATCGATGGGCAAAATCCACCTACAGCAAGGAGTATGGCGTGTCACAAAAGCTACCCCCCACAGGTGAAATCTTCGGCCAGGAGCTTCCGCCTGTAGCTGAGACATTCTCGCCGCAGGAGCTAGCGGATCTCGACGCTCGAGTTGCAGCACAGACCGAGCGCGAGGCTGTACGAGTCTCGCAGGCCGAGCGCTTCATGCAAATGCCTATCAGCCAGAAGCATCGCATTACCTATCTGGCTGTGCGTGATGTCCGAGATGTCACGATCTACCTGCAGCGCGAATACAACGCACTGACTCGAGACCTCGGCACAATTCTCGAGAACTACGCCTCGAAGATCAACAGCCTCGAGCAGGAAGTCACGCGCCTCCAGGGCGTGGTCGACGCCATGACTAAAGAGGCTGAGCCGTCGCGTGTTGAGCGACAACTCAGCCTCTTTAGCGAAGACGAGATCCAGCACTAACTAGATGTTGCATCGCACAACATCTACTGGCAGGCGCCCTTCACCGGGCGCCTGTTCCGCTTCGGCCCTCCAAGTACGACAACAAGTTATCATTAGCCTGCTTTGCGTTCACAGCTGCCTGGGGCCGGCGATCACCAGTCACAAGATACCGTGCCAGCGACTCCGGCGTATTATCTCCAGTGGCCTTCGCCACACCAGAAGCCAGTCTGAATGCTGCGGCAGGAGCACCGGCCATCTTAAGGAAACTGCCGGGCAGCTCAGTCAACGACCTAAGTGCCTCGCGCTGCCTGTAGGATGGGTTGTCCGCCATGAGCATACCCGGTGCCTGGTTGAGAGCTTCGACCACATTCAACGCAGGTTCCTTGAGCGGACCGCCCAACATCTGCGGATTAGCCGCCCAATTCAGCGGGTGCATCTTCATCATGTTCCAGCCCGTCTGCTGCTGAATCGTGTAGAGCGCACCGCCGAGCATCCCCATCATCGCGGTCATACGATAAAGCGTGGGGCTAGCCTTGCCAGTGACAAAGTTCACGGCCTTCTCGCCAACGTTTGTCCCCGTGAAGCCTCCCTTTGCCAGGTTCAGCATCGAGGCCAGCTGGTGGCTCGAGTGTCCCCCAAGCTGCGAGAACAGCCGACCCGTGACGGTATGATTCCCTACGGCGCCTTCCTTCAGGCCGTAGCGATTCATGACCGTGTTTGCCACGGTGTTCGTGTAGATCTTCCGAGCCTCGCTGGTCTGCCCAGCCACCAGTGCTTCCTCGATATTCCGCCGCTGTGCAAAGCTCAGCACATCGGCCCCAATCGAGCGCATAGCGGACGCAATGGTTTGCGGCTTAGCCATGACTTGATCGAAGCGCTTCGTAGCGGCGTTGGCCACCACAATGCGGAGCACCACGCCCTGCTGTGTATAGGCCCACAGAGGATCCAGCTTCGTCCCCTCAATGGACCGCAGACCCACCGGCGTCATATCTCGGAAGAAGTCCGTGACATTCTGCGCCAGCTCACGTCGTGCCTCTTCTGCCGGCGTAAAGCCAGATTGAAGCGGCGGAGCACCCGGCAGCATTGCAGACTGGTGAACGTTCGTCCCAGGATGCGGTGGAATCCCGAGCTCAGTCCAGCCTTCCTGCAATGCGCGCTGCCACACAGCATTGCGCGCAGCCTGGCCACGTCGTCCGACCACCTCGAACATACTCTCCCGCAGATTATCGAAGCCGGTCCAGGGAGCGGCTCCAAGAAACTGCAATGAGTCTCGAATCGTCGAGGCCGGGTTCCATCCGAGAAGCGCCCTATACGCAGAGCTCATCGTTCCACTGATCATCTGCATCGTCTCGGCCTTGTTCAGCGGAATCCCAAACATCCCGAGTGCACTTTGCAGCGCGTTGACCACCGGATCATTCTTCGGCATGAAGCCATTCTCAACTCCGTTCATCCACGTCAGCACGTGCTCTGCTACCGGACGAAGTACACGCTCACCTCGAGCATCTTGCCAACGCGAGATCGCGCGCCATCCTGCCTGCATCTGATCCCACGAGGGCTTGACGTTCTGGCTCCAGTAGTACGAGCGCAGATACTCGTACATGATATTCCCTGTCTCCGGCACTTCGAGTCGCAGCTGTCGGCGCTCAGCGTGCTCGATGAAATGCGTGATGTCCGTGAACGTACCCTGAGGCACACGATACGGATTCGGGGAACCGGCCACGATGTTCTGCTCGACAATATTCACGTATGCCTTCAGCTGGAGCCATACACGATCAGCCAGCTGTTTGTTGCCACCGTAGACATCCGTGAGCATCTGCTCTGTTTCATCCACCACCTGACGTTCTGCCGCCGTGAATCCTTCGCGCTGCATGTACGCAGCGCGAGAAACAGGCTGATTCTGCGTCGGCTGCAACGGCAAGTCCAGCGCACGCCATACCTTACCCTTGCGTCGAGTGTCAGAGCTCACTCGATTCATGAGCTTGGTCAGTTTGGCAATGTGCGGCTCGCTGTCGTTGTAAAACGTCGAGATCAACTCACGCATCTTTTCCATCTGCTGCCCAGGACGGAGTGACGGACCTCCAGCCTTAAAGAGCAGCTCTTCCATGCGATCAAAGAAATAGCTCGACGGCAACACATGCTGCATCGAAAAACTCGTCAGCTCGCGCTCAATGCTCATGACATTGCGCGCCACGGCTTGAAGCTGTGGAGCCAGGCCAGCCAAACCACCCGGAGGCCCAGGCGGTACGGGTGCACCGGCTGCCCCGCCACCAACTGCGACTGGCGGAGGTGGAGGGGGCAGGGGCGGCTGACCACGCATCACACCGGCTGGGCGTGGCAGCGGACTCGCAGGAAGTGCCGGAGCTCCCGGAGTTGGGGGCAACGGCGGAGGTGCAGACGCCGGCTGTGCTGGACCTGCCGTTACTCCAAAGCGACCGCCCAACTCATCGCGCAGCAGATTCTGCTCAAGCTTGGCTGCATCGATGCCAGCCTTCGCCAGTGTCTCGCTGCCCTCAGCACCAGCTAGCATCTCATCAATGCTCGGAGGCATCGTGAAATGCGTGTCTGGCATCCCAGAGCGCGCAACATCTGGCATGAGCGGTGCCCCCGGAGACAGATCTGGCACAGTCGCGTCGTATCGGCGCAAGAAAGCCAGAGCTGCTTCGTCGTCGGTCACTACCCACCGTGTAGCGTTTGGACCCTTGAGCACCCAGCCAGGAGTGCCAGGCTCCCGTGTAGCTGTCAAGCCTCGAACAATAGCCGACTGCTGCACATCGTCAATGCGATCCGTGGGCACAGCGTCTACTGCCTCGGCGATAGCGTCATCCACGGCTTTGAACTC